CGTCTCCCCAGCGTTCAAGGAGAAGCACTCGAAGGATTGGAAGGAGCGGAACCCATCCCAGACTGCCGTTGTTGAAAATATCGGGGCGCTCTTTTGCACGCCTGCTCGGTGGGAGAAGGCGGTTCAGAGGCTTCGTGATCTTGGTGGGCTGACCAATGACCCGCGAGATATTGGAGTCCTTCTTCCCATGGTTAAGGAAGATGTACTAACCGAATGTGAAGTAGAGATTAAGGAAGCCCTGTGGACCTGGGCGAAGACTAAGGTTGCCCGGGGCGCTGCTCACGGCTTTGCCGAGTGGTATAAGGCGCGTCTTACTGACCAACAGTTTGCAAATTCTATCGTGGCCGAATGGCTTGAAGGAGGAACTCCATGCGCGTAACCCTGACTGGCGCTGTCGATGTCTTTGTATTCACTGGCGACACGCTCTATGAACTTGGGCCTGGTGGGATCAAGGCTAAGGCCGTGAGTGGCCCTTTTGGAAAGGGTGCTGCACCTAAGGGATCCTATCGAATCGGTCCGGCTATGGCGATCGATGCGAATGTTGAATCTAACAAGGGATTCGTAGATCCTAAGGGAAACGCTTGGTTTGCGCCCCTTCACCCCGAGTTCGATTCTGACCGGACGGGCCTTGGGATTCATCCCGATGGAAATGTCCCTGGAACCTTGGGATGCATCGGAATCCAGCTTGAGGATACTACCCTTATCAAGGACGCCCTAAAGCGTGGTGGCCTTCTCTACGTCGTCTAATGGCAAAGATCCTTCGATCCCTTGAGAATACAGATTTCGACCGAATCGCTAATGGGTGGGTACTCCCTCAGGTCGATGCAATCATCGTCTCCCAATCTGAGGGGAATATGGTCCGGCCATCGGCGCTCGCCCTCGCCCGGCCAGAAGTCGAACTAATCCGGTACTACAACGTCCTGACGAAGCCCTTGGACACATGGCACTCGCCATGGGCAGAGTTTGTTCGACGGTACATTCCTGCGGTTCCCAACGTCCGTTTTCCATGGTTCGGGAATCCAGAAATCTGGGATTGGAGTCGAATCGGTGAGGATCTCCAACTTCAGATCCTAGAGTGGATGCTGGGTTGCGGCTTCCCTGCCCGCCGGTTCTTCCTAGACCATCATTGGCGGCGCCCTGCGGATTGGATGTTCGATGCTCCGGTTCAACTCGATGGGGATGCTTGGGAGCGGAACATCACCGATTGCTTCGAGCCCCTTATTTCACCGATTGCGAATGGAGACCAAACCCACAATTCCACACGCTACCTTGAGAACTCTCAGGCTGTCCCGGAACCTGGGCGCTCAGAGCTATGGAGACTCAACCCACAAAACGTCTTATCGTTCAACGTGGATCGGTGCGCGTTCGAGATTTATGAGCCATACTTTGCCCAACCCGGGTGGATGGCCTTCACCTGCGACTACCCGCAAAATGACGATAACGTCTACGCTATTGTAGGCCAGCGCCGCACAAAGGAGCTAGCATCGTGATTCGGATCAAGGAGTGGGATAACGTCGAGGTCCGTAACCTCGCCTCTGACTGTGTTGACTACGTTCGGGTAGTCGATGGAAAGGAGGAAACCTACGCGGTGATTACCCTTGAATGGCAGATCCCTACGGGGTATCACAACGCGATGCGCGATCATACGCTCAAGGTTCTCGTCCCGAAAGCGCTTGAAGAAAAGGTGGAACAACCCTATTTAGGGAGTGGTTCCTTCGTAGATTACGCTATGCCTACTAAGTTCATCGCGACGGAGGTAGTTGGCGAGCGCGCGACAATTAAGGAAATGAAGGAGATGTTGTTGCAGACCGAAAGGCTACAAGCTGCAAATAAAGCTTTGCTAATAGCGCTGAAATCTGCCAAGGATAAACTGGCTGCTCGGCGGCGCGTATTCGGTCTATTCGGCTAGCTACCCAGGTGGAACAGAGCCGTGTGCCCGGCACGGTTGGGTAGCAGAAAGGCCCCTCATGGAAGAGGGGCCTCTTTTTCTTCTGCCATTTCGAGGGTGTGGGTCTCGTCCTCTTTGATGTACTCCGCGTAGCAATCCCACTGGTCGTGGTCTATCTCGCTGATTGTGCCTTCGTATAATCGAAGGCCCGCCCACTTCCCCAGAGCACTCAAGCCATCGGGATGGAACCGATAGCAATCGAGGGGAAAATAGTGAATCGGCCACTTAGCAGGGACGATAACAGCAAGGCGCCCACCGGGCTTAAGGTGCGCCGCAATGAGCTTCATGGTCTCCCATGGGAACTCGATGTGCTCTAGCGCCTGGCCAGTGATAACGTAGTCGAACTGCCTCCCCCCGAGATTGGCCCAATCATAGGGCTCGACTACGATGTCTACATTCTTTCCAGCGGCCACATCGATTCCGATGTATTCCTGTGTGGGGAAGAGGGATCTGTAACATCCACACACGTCTTGCGAGCCTACGTCTAAAACGGAAGCGTTCGCCGGCACACGCGCAGCGAACGCTCCCATAAGCCTCATTGAATTGCTATGCATTTTAGGTGTACTTCTTTTTTCCTGTCCCGCCTTTGCCTTCCTTCAGCATCTTAGTTGCGTACTTAGATGCTTTGGCGCGGCGGCCTTCTTGTTCCTGGACATCACCCATTCCCGCCTTCTTAGCATAATCTTCTTCCTTAAGTTCTCCCACGCGACTTGAGCCTAGATCGCGCGCAAGAGGCGCACGAATAAGTTCATCGAAGGGGCCTCGTGGTGGGGTTGGCTTACGGCGAATTTCGGCGCGGGTATTGGGTGACTGGCGTGGCATTACTTCACGATAGGCTTCACAACGCCGACCTTGGCCAGGGCGTCAATCGCCACACGCCGAAGGACCGCAGGGTTCGCCGAGACTGCACCATCCGGGACCTGCTCCCCGAGCAAACGCACAGCAAGCTCAACCAGAACGGCCCATTCGGCCGCTGGATGCTCAGCGATGAGGTTCCGCGCAACAGCGGAGGCTACAATCTCGATGGTCTGTGCCCGACGCAGGTTGTTCTCAATGACGGGCCGGATGAATGGGGCCACCACAAGCTCAATGAGATATGGCAGCAAGTTTCTAAGGATCTTGAAAGGGTTCATTTCTTCTTTCTATCTTGAAGTAGAAGGTACTTGATTTCCCGAACATCGTCCTTAAGGTCTCTTCCATCCTCAAGGATATGCTTGACGTCCGTTTCAAGCGCGGTAAGGCGGTGCTCGGTGACTAGGCGAGAGGCGCCTACACCAGAGATCCCACCGGTTACGAAGGATAATATCACGGGGAAGACGATCTGTCGAGCATTCATCGACTGAATAATCCTTCAGACTTCTTTTTCTTGGCCTTCTTTGGCTTTTCCACCCTATATGGGGAAGTCTTTGGAAGATAGGGCTTGCCACGCTGCATCACGCCCCGGCGAAGAAGTTCGTCTTCCCAAGTCTTGATTCGATTTCTAAGGACTCGTTCCTGCTTCTCACTCAGGTCGAATTCCTTCATATTTGTCCCGGTAAAGTAGTTCACCAACCAGGACTTCATGTTATCGGATTCCAGGTGTGCGCTTGAAGAGAAGACCCGCGAGAGGGCATAGGACTTAAAGAGGACATATGCCTTGAGGCCGTTAATCGAATAAGTAGGTTCACCTTCGAACGAACCCTTCTGGAACTCAAGCCACTTCTGCGTCTCACTTGGGAGTTTTTCGATGACATTCCCCATCACATCCCCGACTGATTGACGCTCCGTAAGCGAACGTCCCGTCCAGAGGTTGCGTTGGGTTCCAAGCTCGATGAATGCTTTAAGTGCGGGGGTCATGGAGGAGAGGGTTTGGCGAAAGGCATTGCGGCCCGGCACGCCCATCGCCGTTTCTACTGCGGACGAGAAGGGAAGATCGATTCCCGTTACATACGTCAGCTTCCCATCCCCCTTGATCTTTACGCGGAAATCACCGCGAAGATATTCAGGAAGCATCTCCCGTTCAGGTCCAGTTTCTTGATCTGAAATAGCAAGCTGCGCCTTCATCCGCCCGGGGTGTTGCAGGAGTTGCTTAGCTGAGAGTTCGAGGTTCTTTCGAGTCCAGGTGTAAAATGGAAAGAGCCGCCGCATGACGTCTCGCTCGAAAGGAGCGAGTTGGTCGTAATCGAAAAGAGCGCGTTGAACGCGCTGCGCTGCTTGGGCAGGATCAAGTCCGCGCTCAAGCCAAGTTACGAAGTTAATGAGTTTCGCATGGTTCTCAATACGCGCACCGACACCACGGCCTACATTGGTTGCTGGGTTATCAAGGATGATGTTCCTTGAGCGCGTCAGACGCTCAGCAAGTTCCTGTCCCTCAGACTCCAGGCCAAATCGCTTGAAGAGAGTCCGTACTTCATCATAGGTCCATCGTCCAAGTGGAGTCTGAAGGGTCCCGTCTCTGCCACCCATAATCCCTGCGACATGGAACATCTTGCGCGGATCAAAGGCGCTCATCCCGATATCGGTGAAGGTAGTAGCTACGTTTGAAAAGTGATTTCGCATATGGAACGCAGGCCAGAGCGTCGTGACTGCACCCTTGAAGATGTCCTGGGTAAGGTCCCAAGTTTTCAAGAGTCCGCGCACTTCCCGACGATTGAGGACGGAAGTTCCAAGGCGATCCGCTTCCTCGGCCATAGCCTGCGGCATCCAGAGCCCCTTATATGGGCCGGATGCGATGCGCTTATATGGTTCGTTGAACGTGGAGAGGTATTGCCGACGCGAAGTTCCCAAGAGCCCACGAATAGATTCAATGATCTCTGGATCTAGCTTAGAGATATCCTCCGCATGGCGCTTCATGAGCTTATTCAGCGAGGAAAGACTATCCACCGCCGTCATGCGCCCCATCCAATAGAGGCCCTTAAGCTCAGGAGTTAGTCCTGCCAGGTTCGCAGTCTGTCCAGCTTGGGCGCGCGCGAGAAGCTTCCCAACATCTACGAGGCCCTTCTTCCGGGGAGCCGTAGGAGGGAAGAGATTGTCGAGGAAGGAGATTTGAGGGCCCATCTCGGGGGTGAGGCCAAGGCTCTGACGCAGTGCTTCGGTGCGGCCAAGTTCCTTCTCGACGCCAAAGAATAGATTGCGCGATGCCTTCTCTGGGGCGCTGTCTAGCTTTGCCTTGAGGGTCTGGGCTATCTCTGGGAAGGCGCGCTTGAAGGTCTCCTCTGCGACAACGTGGTCTGAGAGGCCAAAGTGGTTAATGACTCGGGAGTAATAATTCTCCGCAGCCATGATGGAAGCGTTCGAGTCGCCCCGACGTGCGAGGACCTCAGCCGAATCAAGGATTGGCTTCAGGTCGAAGTTGATAACGCCTTCCTTCTTAAGTTGGCCGGCGAACTCCATAGCGTCTGAGAAGGTAGGGAAGACACGCTGCTCGCCCCATGGCCCCTTGGAGAAGGTCTTATCGAACCCAATTCCCTTGCGCGATTGCCAGAGAGACGAGAGCTTATCCATCTCGTCATCCGGGTTGTCGAACATATGTGGGAAGTAGTTTTCGCGGAAGGCGCGAGGGTCGATGGCATCCCTCCGCGCCTCATTATGGAACCACTCAGCCGTCATCTGGCGAATTTGAGTGATTTGATCGCGTGCCGAAGGCGGGAGGTTCTCTGCTGGGAATCGGGTTGGATCGTCCAGATGGAGTGCCGCATAGTCTGCGACGGTCAGGATCTTCTTTCCTGCGAACTCAATTGGTTGGGCAAGCTTCATCTTCCGCCACTTGGCGGTTAGCTTGGCTACGGATTCTGCGTTCCCCCTACGGAGAAGGCGGCTCTCGGCACGGTAGAGCGAACGAGCCTCTAAGGCCCCGGGGATATTCCGGGCAGCCTTGAGGGTCTCGTTAAACATCCCATCGATCTGCTTCTCAAGGACGCGCTTCCCTCGCGAATTGGTCATCTTGCGGATCCCGGAGGAGATCTGCGCGCCAATAGGAAGTTCCTCCAGGTGCCGCATGAGGCGGGTCACTGGAGTTCCAATAGCCTTGAACCGCTCGTTCGACAGGAGGGGCTTGCCCATAAAGCGGACAACGCTATCGTCAGCGTACTTCGACGCTCCGGCGCGGATCAGGTCATCGACCTTGGAAATCGCAGCCTGGTGGGCGACTTCATGTCCAAACAGGTTTGCATCGCGGGCAACGTGAAGCGCTTCGTCCGAAGTAAGTGGATCTAGTCCACCCCGGCGAGCGGTAAGCTTCCCTGTGGCCTGGCGAGTCAGGTCGTCTTCGAAGCGGCTAGCATTATCAAGCTGGCTTTGGAGGCGGGATACCTCCCCCCGGGTTGATTGCTCCATCGCCATCTTATCGATGTTGAGGGGGTCCTTCTGAACCAAGCGTGCGGCCTCGTCTGCCTGCCGTTGGGCAATGTGAATCTGGCCTTCGAGTTCCTTCTCAACAACTGATTTGATACGCGGGGCGATCTCGATTTCATCGAGGACCTTAGGCGCCGTCCGATTCATGTTCTTGGACAACCACTCAGCGTAACGGACTGCTTCTGGAGTCTCTTCCTCGAATGCCTTAGTAACAGCCTTCAGCCCCACCTTGGAGAAGCGCCGAATTCCCTTAACGCCACCCTGCCGTAGAACTACGCCGGCCCCCGGGGCCGTCCCGAAACTAACGTAGGTAAGTGGGTCAAGGGGAACGTCCATCCCAAAGCCAATAGCTCCCCGGCCAGTGATATCCATGATATCACCACGCTTAAAGCGCCAGCCCTTACCGCTATCGTTGAAGAGGAATGGAAGGAGGGAGGAGACGTGCCCATATTCAGGAACTCCAAGGTCCTCAAGGACTTTCCCGAAAGTTTCCTTGTCGCCCGTAATCCCGGGAAGTCCTGACGATAGCTCGCGGCTAGCCCGACTAACCGCCTGACGAATATCGCCAGTCGTGACCATCTCCTCAACGAATCCGGCGCCCGCAAAGTTGGGGCGAAGGAGAACGTCAGAGATTCTCTCTAGTGGGGTCGGAGGTGCCGGCTCAGGGACTTCACCTGATGCAGCAAGAAGGCGCTCAGCTTCATCAGCTCGCGTCTCCAGCTTTTCGATCTCAGGCGTCTCCTGGGCGGGTTGACGCTTAGACGGATTGAAGAACAGATTCCCTGAAGAGGAACCTGAATCAAAGAAGAGATTTGGCATTTACTGTGGTAGGAAGCCTGATCCACCGAAGCCGCCGCCCATTTGCCGGCCGACTGCTCGGGCTTGCTCACGCCGCTCCTGGCCAGTCTTAAACTTGCGAGCGCCTTCCTTAGCCTTAGCTTGACTCTTCTTTGCACGCGCAACCCGGGAGAGGGTGACCTTCTCCGACCACCGTTCGAGAAGTGGCTCAAGGGCAATCTGGTAGGATGTGCGAAGGCGCTCCTGGACCTCGGGATCTTGGAGGCCAGAGGCTTGATTCACAGCGTTCTCAAGGCCAGCTTCGAGATCATTACGGATGGCTTCAACCCCCCGAACCTCGTAGACCGTATCCCCGATCTTCTTGCGGAGAACGGGTTCTCCATCGGTGCCAGCGGTAATCTGATCGTTAAGTTGGGTCTTGTAGTCTTCGAGAAGTGAGCCATAGTTCCCGATCATGGCGAGTCCCGCTTCATGGTCAGGCGTGTTCATAGACTCAAGGCGTGCTTGGGCAAGCTTAAGCTCGGAGCGCTGTGCCTCAAGCTCAGCTTCCTGCCGATCCATGGCGGCCGCATCCCGCGACTTAGCATTCTCCACATCTTGACTGGCCATACGGACAGCGTTCTCGTCACCCTGAAGCTTTGCTTCCCGAAGCTTGGCTTCAGCGTTCGCGAGCTTGTCTGCGCGCCCTTGGGTCAGGCCCTCGGTGATGAACTTCATCTTATCCCGGGCAGACTCCTGGGCTGCGATGCGTTGCTCCTCGCGGATCTGGCGCATGTTATCTCGCACGCCCATGATTCCACCGACAAGCCCTGGAGCGCCACCCTGGAGGAGGCCACCTAGCGCGCCGAGAATATAGTCGAGCGCCTTCTGCCCACCTTGAGGCTCCTCAGGCGCCGTAGACTCGAACGCCGGGGCCAAACCCGGGGAGGTAAGCATCGACTGATAGTCCGGTGGAAGCCCCTGCATAGCTGCCTTAGGCAGCATCATCCCCCCGGGTTGGGCATTATTCGTCATCGTCCCCTGAAGGGATGGCGAGGGCATGACGTCGTTCTGTACAGGATTCTGTCGTGGTGGGATTCCGAAAGGCATTATCGTCTCCGGCTGGCTGCACTAGCTGCCCGACCCGCGCCTCGTGCGACAGTTGCCGCGGTTCCTGCCCCCGGAATTGCACTTGCCGCGCCACCGAGTAACTGTCCACCAATTCCTTCCATAAAGGATGGTCCAGCCCGACGCTCCTCCATGAACGTTGGAGCCATTTGCATCCGCGATTGGAGGGCCTGAAGTGCAGTCTGAAGGGCTTGGGCAAACATATCCCCCCGCGCCCCTTGAATGGCGTTTCCCGTTGCGGACTTTGCAAGCGCACCTGAGGCTGCCCCAACCCCCGAGCTAGACAGGCCAGTTCGTCCAAGGGCTGACTGGAAGCCAGTGTTCATCTGGCTCCCGGACTGGATTAGCCCACGCATCATGTTTTGGAACATGGGGGAGCCAACCATAAGCTCGAAAAGCCGGTTCGTGTCGTTGGAGATTGCGTCAGGGCCAAGGTAAAGCTCGGATTCTGCGCGGGCTGCCCTACCACGTCCGGTAGAGTGGCTCATAAGGCGATCCCATTGAGCTTGTTCTGGGGAGGGGGCGGCTTGAGCTGGTGCCGGCTGGGGACGGGGCAAAGTAGCTGGGCGCTGATTAAGGCTAGGCAAGTCACTGCGGAAAGGGTTGTTGGGTCTAGGCATAGGGTTATTCTACCATACAGGAGAGTAGCTTGGCTAGGCTACGTCTTCCTGATTCCGCCAGATTTGGACGGTGTTGGTGGTAAACCTCATGGTAGCGGCAGAGAAGTAATTAGGGGGCAAGCCTAAGCCGTTGAAATACAGCGCAAAGATGTCGGCTGCCGGGGTACGCCGGTAGTTTTCGGTAACGATGTTCACCCCCGGGATGGGCGTAGTAGTGGTGTTGGCGATCTGGGTAATCATGTTAAAGTTTGGTCCAACACCCTCCGACCCCCACGAAAGAATACTTGCCACACTACCGAGGCCGAAATCTGCTGCAACTTTAGTCTTCGTGATCTCGGCGTACTTTTTAAGGAGAGGTGTGTTTGCCATTGATTTAGGTCCCAAGTAGGGAAGTTGATTGCTGAGGGTCACACTTGGGTGAAGTCGTAGAGATACTTATTATCGAAAGTAATAGCCTTAGCTTCGCCGGTTCGTGCGGGAACTGTTGCGTTTGAAAGACAAGCAGCAAGTACACCTGCGCCAGCATCCGGTTGTCGCCTATGCTGAGCTTGATAGATCATATTGACCGGAGCACCAAAGATATCGAACACTGGATGTTGTTTGCTTAAGATATACTTTCCATCCCATGCGATGCCAGCATGGATGGAAAGATTAAAGTCAAGCACGTTTAGCATAATCTTTGTTGCAATAATAGCGCCAGTTCTAGGATGGAAGACGGTAACATAACATTGTGGACTGCCGCCGGAGAAACCCTTTAAAGCGAGAATATACTTACCATCAAAGGTTATCGACCAATAGTCAGTGCTTAAACCGGTAACAAGACGGCTAATAAGTCCCCCTGTTTTACGGCTATACTTTGAGATTGCACAGGTTGGAACCGCGTCATTGGCGTAGTAGTCGAGGCCCCAGATGTACTTTCCATCCCAACAGATATCGCGAAATCCGCCATCAGAGATAATACCAGCGTTGATGTTACGGATGATAGAGCCGTTAGTAGGATCTACAACTACGAAGCGTGCTGATGTGCCGAGGGCTGGATTGGGTTCGTCCGTACAGAAAATAAGATATTTGCCGTCAAAAGTCACACCTGTTACGTTTTGGTCTTCTGCACCCGAACCGGGAACATAGGTCCAAGCGAAAGAAAGACTCGCGCCAGTGCCAAGGAAAGCGCCTTTTCGACTGGACTTGCGGACTGTGACAGTGCGGTTTGCCATTAGTTGAAGAACGTGATCTTAGCGTTGGTTACGTCGAACTTAGTACCAGCGCCAGTTCCGCCAGTTGCGGTTACAACCAATCGAACGTAGCGGTCTAACTTCTCAATAAGGATGGATTCGTTGATCGCGGTTGCACAAACGGTGTCGTCGTATCGAAGATCCTGAAGAAAGCCCCATCCGATCTTATAGAAGTTCGAGTTGTCCGGGGACATTTCTACGTCAAAGAGAATATCGGTTGGGGTGCCGGTTGAGTCAAGTGTGAAGGAGAGGATGGCATAGCGGAAGCGCCGGCAATCAGTGCTCGCAGAGGTTTGCGTTTCTGGATTTGTATCGTAGGCAGTACTGACGTTGGTGAGGGTGACGACAAAGCTCTTATGAATGTCCGAGACATGGACTCCGGCATCATCCGTATTCCCTAATTCATCCGTGGCGTGGGTCTCACCTGACGCACGAGAGAGGGTGGTGGTTCCCTCATTACGAAACATCGTCACCGCGCCGACCTTCGTGGTCGTCGGGTTCGCGTCGGTGTCGCCGAGGGCTGCGCCAGCGGAGAAGTCAGTGTTCTTGACGTGCGCACGCCGGTCGAGCGTCATGCGCGCGATGCCAATATCCCCTTCGTCTACAGAATCGGTGCCAGTTTCGTCCGCAAGAAGACCAGTCCCAGAAATACGCGCAGTACCGATTCCAAAGGCAGCATCATCAATAAGCTCAGAGGAAGTAATGATCCGACGATCGAGCGTCATACGAGCTGCGCCGACGTCTCCCTCGTCAACCGAATCGGTTGCAGTTTCGTCCGCGAGGAACCCTATAACGTTTACTTTGGAGGAGGCGATAGTGAACGCAGCATCATCTGAAAGCTCAGACCCGATAAGGAGCTTTCGATCGAGCGTCATTCTTGGGACGCCGATATCGCCTTCATCCACTGAATCGGTGCCAGTTTCGTCGGCCATGGCGCCCATAGGCACAACCCGGGAGGTACCTACAGTGAACGCAGCGTCATCTGCGAGATCAACGGTGATGCCACCGCCGCCTACGGTAACCAACCGCCCAGAGGTATCCGTTAGGAGGATCTGTGCATTAGTCCCATCGTACCCTGCAACAAGGCGCGCCTGAGAGTCAGCATTTACTGCACTCCCATCTGCCACAAGATATGCCGGGATAACATGCCCGTCTTCTGCGGTAACGCGAATAGCCCGAGCAAAGTCTGCTGTAGCCGCCGGCCCAACATCTACCTGGGTGGCTAGGGTATAGACGCTAACAGTTTGCCCACCAGCGGATGGAGCTGCGTGGGCGACGATTACCATCCCTTCGAGTTCTGCTTCAGTCCATGGGGCGAGAGTGAAGTTTGAATTCTGTTGGAGCGACCCGATATTTTGAAGGGCAGTTGCCCCACCGATTGCTCCGGCAGTAAGTGACGTTAAACTCCCAGCAGCGACAGCATTAGATATCGCAATTTTAAGGAAGGAGTTATAGTTTCCAGCGGTGGAACATCCAACAATGCTGCCAAATTGTGCGCAGTTAATAGTGTGGGTAACTGCGGCTTGGGGCGTTTGAAGAAAGCTTTGGTTCCTATCTCCCGTTCCGGTGACTGCAATAAACGAGGCTGCGTCATGGGGAGCAGTACAAGCTTGCCATCTGGTTGCGGCGCCAGTAAGACCCCAGACATCAGCGATTGCTCCATCTGCGGAAAGTGGGATGGCGTATACCCCACCTGGTGGGGGATAGTCTACAACAGACGTACTTGCCCCAGCTTCGAGCATGATGTCATCCACAAACATCGTATAGGTTCCAGCAACAGATGTAGACCCAAAGAGGATGTTGAGGACGGTGCCGTTAGCAACGGGAGTGACGTTCGAGAACTCTTGAGTGCGATCTCGGCCATCTTCAGAGATGCGGATGGAATGAGATCCAGTAGACGCTGAAGTAAAAACTCCAGTAAGTTCATACCAGGTATTAATCGCCAGAACTGTGGTTCCTGATACACCATCAAGAGTCAGGATTCCAGTGTTCGAAAGGTTAAGCTGAGAACGAATCGTAGCGCCGCTACGAATCGAGATAATCTGGCGGGCGGCGTCGGGAAGTGCGGAGAAGCGAATCCATGCGCGCCAAGCGCAGGCAGCTACCGGGCCGGTGGAAGCGGTTTGTCCATCCGCATCAAAGAAAAGCGCAAGGGAGAAGTTTGCTGCTGCCGCCCCACCCTTAGTGATAAGGATGGAGTAAGTTCCAGTGCGAACAGTTGTAGTTGAAAAGGTGACTGCACCAGCAGTGGTATCCCCATTCAAGTTGAAGATGGTATTGAGTTCCCCACCTTCAATTCGCGTGATGGTATGTCCACTGAGTGGTGCCGCAGAAGCAAGTTCAGTTGCGCGCCCAAAGGAAAGGATCCCCTCGGTCGCGTCATGCACCCGCTCGAATTCATCAACCTGGTTCGGGCAACACCCTTCTCCATGGGTATTTCCACTCGCACCAGTATTCGTAGGTTGCCCAGAAGCAAACCCTGCTGCATCAAGCAGCCGGAGGTAACGATCAATAACGAAGATATTCCGACGCAAGATCGGATCCTTCGTCTCTGCGAGTCCTACTACACCTTCGTAATTACGCACTTAGGTTCCTGAAGAAACATCATACTCAAAGGCAAGGTATGCCGTATCTGCCTGAGTGTTAAGGACCATCCCGACCGCTTCTGCGCGTGCGTGAAGTTCCATTTCAATAAGCTGGTTCTCAGAGGCGTGGGGAACATATGCCTTAGCGGTATCTGTAGCCTTAGCAGCATTCGACTTTCGCCGAGTGAAGGCTGCGTTAAAAGTCCCCGCTCCGTTGAATGGGCCAGTTAAGATTCGCACGCGCTGGGCATGAATCTCAGTAGAGAGATCTGCCCCTTGGGGATAAATGAAGCGCGTCTCCGCAACCATGGTCGTTACCCCAGCCGTTACGTCTTCTTCTTGCACCGAGTTCGTTGCAGAGAAGGCACGGCTTGAGTTATTCGCATAATCCGCTGCACGTCCGACCAAGGACGTTGGGCCAGAAACCTTAAGATATCCCCCATCCTTGAGGTGCTGTGGATGGTAACTTAGGTGAAGCACTCGATCGTTCGGCGCACTACCTCCAGCAGAGGTGTAATAGAAGAAGAGGCTCCAGAGATGCTGGACGTTCACAAGGAGACAGTTTGACAGAAGCGTCTTATTCACCAAGGCATCCCAATTAAGGTCCATGGTGAGGAGTTGCGTCCGAATCCCGTCTGTAGCGTAAAGTCCATCGTGGCTGACGTAGGCTACGCGAGAGTTTCCTTCAACTGGAGTAAACAAGCACGCGGCATCTGGTCCCACGATCCCATGGTTCGCAGAGATAATCTCGCGGCACCTTCCTCGGGAAAACTCGGAGTCAGTCTCATTGGGGAGGTAGTTCAAGCGCCACACCTGGCTTTGAAGCCCCACCACACAAACTGCATCAAGGGATTTAATACAAGTTACTTTATCTACTTGCTTTGTATTGAAACCTACGAAATACAACTCGGGGAAGGAGTGTGGTAGGCCTGGAAAGGAATATCGCACAAGCCCTGGATTAGCGGTATCGTTCACCACAAGGGAGTCCTCGAAGACGTCCCCTGTACTCCAGGTTGGAGGCTCCCGATCGCGAGCAATGTTTACCGCAGCAGCCCCAGCTACCGAGATAGTTAGAAAGGCGTATGGGGTGGTTCCTACCGTACCTGGATCTAACGTAGTAACAGGGGCAGGTGCTCCTCCTGGGATAGCAATTTGCTCAATCAGAAGCCCATTCGGAAAGGAGGTCTCGTAACTTCCGATAGAGGATCCAGACCCGATCGAGGTAATCCCCCGATAAAGCCGCCAGTGCGTTGCGTTAGAATTGTGCAGGATGGGATAGGCTACGCCACCATAATCGATTGTAACGCTGACCTGCCACGCATTCTCAAGTGCGTTCCCAATCGGACGATCAGTGAGGATATCATCCCCTAATGTAGCTGACTCGATATCTAGGTTGGAGTCATACTCGGTAAACCAATATTCATACCAGCCCGTTCCAACCGCAGACCAATCTCCTCCTGTGGTAAGGGCACCCCCTGGACTGATTTCATCCGTGTCCGTAGGGAACATTCCATGACGGTTCAGGGTAAGAGAACTATTGATAACCTGAGGGACATCAACTCCATTGGAGAGGAAGTAGGTATTATCAAACCCAATGGCCTCGATTCGAAGACCTGTGGTCACCGATCGAATCGTAGTCCATGCGCCGCCAGTTCCCGTTTGCCAAGACGTCCCATGCGCGACAATAAGCCGCGTCGTGGTCGTTCCATCAGCCTCGAAGGGGATCGCCCTGAGGCCATCGATGTTCACCCCAATCGCCGTTCCAAACACAGCCCGTCCCTTGATCGGAGAGAGGGCATGGTTAAACGGACGGTAGAGCCCTGACTCAGCACGAACAAGCTCCCCAGGACCAAGGAGCGAAGGATCGCGGGCAGTGACGAGGCCGTTAGTAAGCGGCTCAGTATGGAGCATTAATAGTACCAGCCATACCAAGCGTCAGGGACATCGCCCGGGAACACGCGATCTCCAGTGAAACCAGGACGAAAGCCTTCATCATTATCTGGCTGGACTTGAGATTCATCAAGCATGAGGGCGAGCATCCTATCCGCCTTCCCCTGCCAATACATGATGCGGGAGTCATTCTCTCCATGGTTCGCAAGAATGTTCGCGCGCGCCTGATAAATGATCCAGGCTTGATACCGTTCTACGATATCCAAAGCCGTACCATCCACCGAGGGAGTGGCCATGAGCTTGTAATACTTAACTAGAATGTTTTCGACAGATGCAGGGGGTGGAAGCACCCTAATCTGTGCGACCGTATTCGAAGACCGTGGGAAGATGTTATATCCCCAAGGCGTCCGGTTCGAAGTCTGGTCATAAATCGATCGATCCCATACGCGCTGTTCAATATACTTAAGCGGGCGCTTATTCGTCTCCAAACGCACAGAATAAATCTTCCTGAAGTCTGTATTCAGGTTGTATTCATCCGTCCCAACTACAAGCGCGATGGTCTGCTCAGCCGTCAGCCAGTCCAGGTCCTTGAGGTTAAGCTCCTCAACGACGCGCTGGATCTCAGCCCCCGCCTCGGTCAAAGCATCAGCATCAGTCGCATTTCCAATGGCTTGCGCTACCTGCGCCTTAGCCTGAGCAAACGTAAGGATCGCCATTAAACCACTCTAACACAGCCATAAGACGTCCTGAGCTTTGGGCCGAATTCCTTGGCCCATGAGGGAGTGCCCCCCAAGTCACATGATTCTACGCTCTTGATAAGGCGTTTCGCAAGTGGTACATAAGGCCCGTCAAACGCGACGAGATAACCTCGCCCCTGTGCATCAACTCCCCAAGCAACCAAGGCATCCCCATCTTCATACAGAGATACACAGTCTGCCATGAGTACGCGAGATACATTACCGGGGGCCAAAGATCCGGCAAGCCGTTGAATTCGTTCATTGGTCTTTTCTGCGCCCAACTCGGGGTGAGGTACCACGAAGGGCGTGCTGACGAAGTAGGTATACCGGATGTGCTCCTTCCAAACGACACCTTTATCAGCGCGTTCTAGGAAGGGCCGGATATCAATAAGGGAAGGAGCGTTCCAAACCACCGGCATCCCGCCGATTCCCTCAAGCCAATCGAGGAGGGCGTGGGTATGGACAGGCTTCGAACGGGCGGAAAGGAGCAACCCTTGATACGGGGCGCAGGGGGTGTCAGAGAACTCTCTGGCTACCACCCCCGAGATCAGCTCCCCATTCTCAAAGGCTCCTATGACGACGGGACGATCAGCGTTCAGCCACGATGAGCTTACGAACAGGCTCGTTTGGTGACTCGTCTGGACTAGCTTCTCCCACTCCAGGCTCTCGGGATTGCAGGGCCTTACTACAATATTCACGGACGGACTCACTTGTGCTCCTTAGCCAATCGATATATGGCCCTGTGGTGAAGCGGACATCGCGGTAGGAATGAACCCAATCCTGAGCATTCTGGGCCAACTGCTTACGAAGCGGTGCATTCTCGATTAATTCAGACAGCTTCCATTCGAACTCCTTTGGAGAGGTATAGCGGAAGCCGGTTTCTCCGTCGATGATCTCCTGGTAGGGACCGAAGTCTGCTCCAAGGGTTACAGCAGGATTCCAGATCGCGGCGGACTCATAAAACTTGATAGCGGACTTACATTCCGCAAAGGGTGTTGGGCGGAGGGCACATAGGTTGATGTCATGCCCGATCATGGAGAGGCGATAGGTGTATGCCTCAGGATCCACCCAATCGATGAACTCAATCGAATCCCCGAACCACTTCTTGAAGATCGGGTATTCCTGACCAAAGTATAGGAACTTCGCGTGAGGATACTTCCTTAGGACCTTTCCGAGGGGCTCCTTGATGGTATACAAGTCGATGTAATGTGAAGCACCGCCCGTCCAAAGGATCTTGACCTCTTTACTTTGGGCAAGTTCGACCTTGGGATAGATCTCGAAGTTGAGGGAGTTTGGGTAGACGTAGACGTTCTTCGCCCCGTATCCCCGATAGACTTCAGCAAGCGCTTCGGTTGAAACCACAACTCCATCACATTCCCGGGCGATTCCCTTAAGCATTTCGACCTGCTCAAGGTTTCGTGTGATGTCAAAGAGCGCAGTCTTCCCCATCTCCCTGTATTCTTTTCCATCCTCCCACAGTGGAACGTGCTCTCCCTTAACGTCAATACGCATGATCCGGTCACCCGGCTCAAGCTTCTTTCCCGTTAGATTATGGGTTCCAGTATGGCAGAAGGAGGGGTTGAATGGCTCGACCATTTCAAGATGGTCATCCGAGGAGAGAATAATTGCAGGGCGCGGCTCCATCATAGCGAGTTCAAGCACGCGCTTATGGTAATACTGATGGTAGATATGACAGTCGCTCTCGGCGAGCGCTGCGAGACGTGCTTCCCCTGAGTCGTCTCCGGTGATAACTCCAGTATCTACAAGGTATTGGATTTGCCCTGCTTTATCAGCAAAGTCGAAGGGATTCTCCAGCCGATACTTATAGATCCAGCCCATCTTCCCAGCCCAAGGAACATAGATATTTAACTTCCTGGGGAAGGTCCCAAGGGGCTTAAGTGCAACCTCATTATCCAATCTTCATTCCCTTATATTTCCCTGTGCAATACTCAGGGTGCTTGTTAAACCAGGGCTCATAGAACTTAGGGTCCCTGAAGAAGTCGTGAGAAACATTGTTCTCCAGAAACGCCACAACCTCGAAGGGAACCATGGCTCTTTGGAACCAAACCTTCGAGTCGTTTAGGCCACGAATAGAGCGGACGTTCGAGATAATCCTGGCCTCTTCCATGGCCTCCCGAACGTCCGCTACGGCCGCTACGAATGTCTCAATCCCCGGGAGTTTGCCCCTCAACGTTTGGGCTGAGGTGACATCATCCACGAGTTCCTTAGTTAACCTTTGCATGGAAACCTTTAATAACCCATGTCCGACTTCTTCGGCTTCCGCTTACGCTCCCCTCGAAGGGCTGGACCCCGCGACCGGGCTTCGATCAAGCGATCCCGACCCTTACCCGTCTTACGGTCATACTCGCCAAGGATAAGGGGCTGATTGGTCAGCCCCTTCTTTTCCCTTGCGAGATCTTCCTCTTTTTCGAAGTTTGCGCGAGCTTGAGAACGGACACTAGGCGAACGCCTAGCCATTAGACGAACTCGACCCCTGCACCTTACCGTCACCCGACTCGTGACCCTTGCGGATCACGCGAGAGTCCTTGTTAGGGAGGGTCTTAAACGCATCATTCGGAGCGCTCGGAGGACCGCTTTCAGCAGTCGTCTTCGCCATTGGACCTTGACTCATCTTATTACTCCGCGCCGATCTTCCCCGGCGCTGGGTCACTAGTGGATGGCTTACTTTCGTAACGATACAGACCACGCCGCTCCCCCGGAGCCTGTGGAGTATCGGAGGGAGTCTCATAACTCCCCCCGATATTCTGATCCACATACCCCATTGGGTCCAGCGTAATCCCCCCGGCCCGAATCTCATCATACGGCGCAATGCGGTGCTGCCAAGACAGCCCACCCTCACGTCGCATCGGATTCGGATCCGAGTCGTTAGCCTTTTCTACCGGCTCCCAGGGCTTACGCTTAGGCATGATTAGACAGCCTGCACGTTAGCGAGCACGCCCAAGGCCGCCTGGTTACCAACCTCAAGGGTCAGTTCACCGAGGACCATACCTCGCGCGGAGTCGCCGCCCGGAGGCAACGGCACATGCTTGATTGGTCGGAGGAAGGCCACGCGAACCATTGGGCTCTCGATGAACCAACACTTCCCACCAGTCGTGGTCGCGGCGGAGTCAGCAGCCTGCGGCACCCAGCGGTTCAGCACGATTTGCTGAATCCCGAAGTCCGACTCGTACATATCAACCGAGTTGATAAGCCGGCGGTCGGCCAGCGCGATATTCCGCGCCACCGAGGCGTTCACAATGAACTGGCTAATCTGACGCTTGCCCTTCGAGTTCACATACACCGTGTCCGGGTTCCCACCAGTCGCGAAGATCTGCTCCAGCATACCGTTGTAGACGGCTTCGGAGATGGGGAACGACGTACCCGAGCCCGGTCCACCAATCGACGCGGCGGTCGTGGAGAAACGGTTCGTGGTGACGAGATTCTCAAGGGTCTTCATCGCACGCGCAGCACCCGAAGCGGTAGCCGTAGTCAAGACAGCGAAGAACGTTGCCTCGATATTCCGGCCAATTTCCTTCAGGGCCTTCATGACCTGGTAAGCGTACTCATCCTGCACGCCAGCCGGGTCAACGGCACGCATAGTGTTCGAGACGTCGATATCCTTGCGGAAAATCTGCGTCCAGTTGTTCTGGCGAACTCGTGCCGAAACGGCGGTCGAAGACGAAAAGGTTCCGCCTTCCTCCGCGCCAGCGGTCGAAGTTGCAGCCAGCGTATCAGTCAGCCACTCGTGAAGCGTATGACGCGACACGGTCTTAGGACTCTTAGTCAGCAGCGGGCTCTCGTGTGGGTCGATGTTGACGATGAGGTCAAGCAGATCCTCACGGTTCTGCCCACCCGACCCGAAGCCGCTGCCGAAATAAACGGAATAACCGTTTGCAGCCATTGTTAAATTCTACCTTCTTGCTGTGCCTTCAGATACACATCGGGAGGCGGCTCTTCCGGCCACCAAGCCTGGATCTTCGCGCCATTCTGAAGACGCTCCTTAACCCAAGTCGTGGCATCGCCGGTTTCCTTAGCCTTGTCCCACGCCTTATCAAGGCGCGTATCATGGTCAGCAGCGGGGTTTGGTTCCACTCGTCCGGCACCTCGATTAGCCGGGAGAGCCGCGCTCTGGCGTGCAGCCGCTCGCTCTTCTTTGGCTTCCCTCGAAGCACTCTGGACGTCGGATTCTCTATTTTCGGCAAGGTGCCGCTGATACTCAAGTTTGACGTATCGCGCAGCGCCTTCAGGGTTTGCACTCACCATCGACTGGAAGGTGGTCTGAATCTCGGGAGTGTCACTGAGGAACTGACTGATAGCCGACTGATCCGATCCAAAATAAGACGCCGCTTCGGCTGCCTTTAGGAGGGGATCAAGGATCTGCTGCGTTCTCTCTACCGCGCGCTGATCGATTCGTCTATTCAGGTCTTCGTCGCTCATACCAGCGTATGGATCCTCGTCAGGTTCCGTTTGCTGCGGTTGGGTCCGCGAAGCAAGCATGGTTTCAAGCAACCGATTCCGTTCCTCCAGTGCCTTCCGTTCGGCCGAAGTCTTCTGCGAGAGGCGGAAGAGTTCGTTATAGCCAGATTCAAGGGCTTCGGGCGACTGGTACTTTCCCGCGTAAGTGCGGGGGCCTTGTGGGGTAGTCCCGTCAGGCATTATCTATCTCCTTCAGAACCCGGGTAGTCCGGGGGCGAGACAGGGGAATACCTTCCCCATGTCGCATAATGAACTAAACGTTCGTGTTCCTCATTATGGGCCTTCTTCCGCCCTACGTCAAGCGTATATTGCTCAACCTCTTGGCGGGGCCACGTCAAGAAAGTCTGGAGTGCTTTGATCCTTCCGCGTCTACGGGCCGAACTCGGGGGTGGGCTAGCCATCCCAAGGGCGTACTTTATGGACTCAAACGCCCCTCGATGCACGTCATCTCCTGTATCGACAAGGGCTTGGAGTTCGACGGAGATCTTGGCCTTAAGCATCGGCTCAATGATCTCCAACCACGCGCGCGAGGCAAGAAGGCCTTGAAGGGCCTGCTGCCGTTCCTCAGGGGTCATTGTGGGTGTCATTTAATTTCCTGAAAGGCTTCCCTCAATAGATCCGATTTGCGCCTCTCCCGCCTGTGGGAGGAGCGACATCAAGTCCACGGCCCCTCCACCTACCCCCGGGTTAGGCATCCCCATGCCGCCTTGAGCTGGCGAGCCTGGAAGCATCCCTCCCTGGAGGGACATCATTGCAGCCTGCTGCTGCGGTGATGGCTGGAGGAGATCGTCAATGTTCCCCATTTCGAAGGTCGCGAACATATCGCGGAAGAAGGCGGTCCAGTTCACCATCTGCATGGCGAAGGGATTTGCCTGGACAGCATTCAAGAGGAGGACCATGTTCTGCTGGCGTGCGGCCTTCCCAATGGTTTGGGTCGCACCCCGAGCCCTCACGTCGTAGTTGTGGTTCAGATCTTCCAGACTGATCGGTACTGCTTCAGGCTGGAGTGGAACCCCCGAGATTGGATCGATCAAGGCGTTCGTGCCCAGGATTCGAATCTCCTTCGGCGTCTCAAGGAATTGCTTATTCAGCGAGACGAAAGCATCGGCCAGGGGTTCGATCCACATCTCTTCTGCGAATCTGCTTTCGAGAAGCAAGCGAACCGAAACGCTCTCCTGGCGCGCAAGGAATTCTCTTGCGGTCGTGTCCCCGGAAGATTGCTCTGTCTGGAGCCCGTCACTAATCCCCGTCCCATGCTGCATCATCCGGTGCAGGAACTCGACCTCTTGATAGGCATTTTGGATCTGACTTAGATTCGGGATGATAGGCATGATAGATTCGGCAGGGTTTCCATTAACCCCCACAAGCTTGCCCGAACGCATATACAAGTTCCGCGTATCGACGCCTGCCTGGCGGTTATACGCAAACACTGGATCGAGGAAGATATCCAAGGCATCGAGCTTCTGGTTCGCGATGCGATTCATCGTGTACTGAAGCTTCTCGACCGACTCAACCTTCCCGATTCCATGGAAGAAGTGCGGATCCCGGAGGGGGGAGTATGCGCCGAAGGGCTTTTCCCCATGCCAGAAGGGATTCGGGGTGTTCCTGAGACACACTTGCCGATTTGCGATGGTGATAAGACGCTCAGTAATAAAGCCATCTGGAGCCATCTCGGAAGGGACGGTGCCCCACATCTCCAAGATCTCCACCGGCTTCGCATAGCGCTCCATCTTCTTAGTCTCGGTCTCCACAAAGGGGGACCGGATCAAGTTCGTCCGGGTGTTGAATTCCCTTTCAACTTCTCGAAGGAGCGACTTGTTCTTAAGCTCAAGGAAGGCAGTTCGATCGAACTCACCGGGTCCACCCTCCTCCTTTGGTTTCGACATCTGGTCGATCTTATCGAGGTCCAGATAATACCGATGGATGACCCAATCCATGTCCTTGATCTCTCGCACGCCCGGCTGAGGGAAGAAATCAAGGATATCAATCACATCCCATTGCGGCCCATCAAACACCACCCGATTCTCGGTGATGATACGCTCCCCCCGGGTTCCGCTCATAGGGGCGTATTCTGCCTCTCTCCGACGAAGGCGCTTTGTACTGTGAAGCCACCCTGTCCGATAGATCGCAGTCCCGTATAGGTCCCCGAGAAGGAACATATCTGCCGCCTTAGTAATTAGGTCGGCGTCTCGCATCTGAGCGCTTACGAGGAGTTCGTTCTTCCTCGCGGCCTGGGCGTCCTCTGGGCCGTACCCGAACATCGAGACGTATGGCCAGACCCCGAAGGAAATATTCATCTTCCGAGCCACATCCGTCCAAACCGTCGAGAAGAGAAGGGGCAGGCTCACATTGTTCCGAAACGCCTGGAAGGTCCCTGTGGACCATCCCCTGAAAAGGTCGTACCATCTACCCGTCCTGATAAAATGCGCGTTATAGTTGTTCTTAGAGTGGTTCCAACGCGACATAACCAACTCAAGGGGGCTAGGCGGGCCAGCAGACCGGGAAAGTTCCGGCCGGGAGGAATCAAGCATTTGTATTTATTCGCTTACAATAGGGGCTGAATGGTGTGCCCCACAGTTAGGACAATCCAGGATGAACTCATTCCCTGGCCCATCCGTCCAACAGGCCTTCCAGGCCTCACCGCACTCCAGGCAAATCACTAAGGAGACGCACCATAACTCATCTGGATCATAGTCTTCTAACCCAGCTTCGTCAATAGGAACCTCTAAGATATCCTTAAGAGCCTCCGGGAACTCCATCGTGAACCAGTTGCTTAACATTGTTCGGCACCTTTCGGCAAACGGCACGGATCCAGATGACCTTAAGGGGCGAGGGAGGCGACTCGCCAAAGGAGATGTCGAAAGATGATTTTATCAGATGTGGGTATATGTCGTGGTACTCAGGATGGTTAGCTGAGTAATAAAGGAAGGTATTTGGGTTCCAATAGGAGACGTGCGTAGGATCCTGGAAAGCTCCTCTTCCATCTGTAGAAGGGACCCAAATCGAGATCTCCCCGCCCATTTTAAGGACTCGCCATGTTTCATTCATGGCGTGGATGGGATCATGCAAGTGCTCGAAGATATCCTCCGCGAGGATATAATCCACCGAACCATCTTCCCACGGCCATGTCTTCTCTAGGTCACAAATTACCTGGACTCCGGGGTATGGATGGATATCCACATTCGTAAATTCAGGGCGGGCATGATAATTCGCCCCAAGATTCAAATTAAGTCCACCCTCAACAAACGCCATTAATGGCCTCCTGCACCTTGGGGAGGAGAATCTCTTCTCCCAGCGTTCCCACCACAAAACCCTTCACACGGATATGTTCGAAGAGGTCCTGGAGGATATACACATCATTCAAACAATAGTCAAAAAGTTCTCCAAAGCGTCCAGCTTTCGCAAGCTCAGGAGCAAACTCTCCCGTTCCAGTCTTACCATATCCAAGAGTTCGTCGGCAGATGGCGTCGAGACTCCAGGCGCCGTGCTTAGGTTTCCCAACAGATCGGGAGATGAGATCGCAAAGATCAATATGGCGGGGGAGGACGAGGGGTCGTCCGACGAGCGACGCGAGTAAGGGTACATCAAATCCTCTTCCATTAAAGGACACCACTACATCAGCGTCCTCAAGGTAGTTAACTAGGTTCTCAACAGTGTGGAGATCAAAGAGCCCAACCCGGGGGGTAGGGGCAGAGACAGTAACGGCGGCAGAAAGACCTGCATGGCCTTGCGCTACGTTCTCCCATCCGCCTACTTCATCGACGGACTTGGAGATTTCGGTATCAAAAAAGACGATCAACGGATCGGGTCGCGCATCCAACGAGTAGGTTCCTCATCTTGAAAGTAGGTGTCATAGATATCTTGGGCGTCTGAGTTGGAGATGCGGCCTGTTTGGAGTTCTCTATCCCAGGGGCGCGAAGGTACGGGTGGTGCGGCATCTGTCCCGGGAGGAAGGTTTGGACAATACACTTCTGGGTGGAAGACGTCAGCAGCGCACTCCGACCAGTCATCATGCTCAGAAACGCCAATCCGGGCCATCTGCCACATAAGTTGATCGATCCCAGGGGCATCCCTAACGAGCTTTACATGGCCATCAACCCAATAGCCTGCGGGCTCTGCGATTCGGGCAACTTTATTTGGGCCAGCCCGGCGATTAATCTCCATGAAGGGGGGCATCCACATTTGAGCGTTGGAGAAGCATGATTGAAGATGGTCTCTCCAAAGGCCCTCTTTCCCTCCAAGGGTCCTATCATCCGTCATCCAACGGATCTGCCGGCCTGACTTCTTATATCGCTGAACGATGGAGACGAGCTTATCGGTGAAGTCCTCAGACCTCCATCTATTTGAACCATATCCCTCTAGGTAGTAGACGTCTCCATTGGTTGCATGACCCCAAATTTCAATGACCGAATCATCTCCAAGGCCCATGCGATCAGGATTCTTGAAGGCTGTATCGCAATGGATGGTAATGGTTAGGTTCTTGGGGACGTCTTTTCGCTCAACAATGCACTGTTGGATCTGATCCCATGTAAGAGGCACCTGGTCTCCCGAGCCCGGACGAAGAAGGCATTGAGCCGCGTACTCCGCTGGGTACTTCCTCCGGTAGTTATCAAGTTCGTTCTGAGGCCAGGACTTGGGCATCAGGGTCTTCCCATCCTCCCCTGCGGCGGGCATATAGTACATCCGCCACTTCCCGTCCTTCCTCAGGTGCTTCCTATACTCCAAGGGGAGTTGCTGGCCGATAAGTTCCTTGATCCCATCGATGACGATGGCGTTTGTCACCACATCCCCATCCATATAGGGGGTCGCACAAAGGACCAAAAGGGAGTCGTTCTTTAGGACGGGGAAGAGGGCTCCGAAGTGGGTGTTGGCAACCTGAATATAATTACCTGACTCTCTGAGCTTATCCCGGCTAACTGGGTCATCAATCGTAATGTGGTCAGGATGGTCTCCAGTAGCTCCGGTGTCAACGGAGATACACTCCAGACTAGCTTCAGAGAGGGAGAGTTTTCGTGCTCTATGGACAAGTCGCTTCTTTGTCCAGATATCGGGGCCTTCCCACTTTCCATAGAGCCAGGTGAAGTATGCACAGGGATCCTTTCCCTCCCAGAGACGCTTTGCAATCTCCGCAAACTCCATGGATCGTTCCATGGTCAGGGAGTCAATGACCGAGGCCATGTCCGGTTCCTGGAGATGGAGCCAGACCGTGAAGGCCTTCGTTACAATAACGGTCTTCCCCGAGTCGCGTGCAGCATCGATGAGGATATAGAACCGTTCCTGCTTTCCCGAGGCCCGCATCGCGAGCCATTCCCGAGCGACCTTCTCAAGCCAGTCACAGAGGGGCTTATGGATCTCTTCATCCAACCACGCCCCCTTGGGGTTCTTTTTCACTCCAAAGGCGTAACAAAGGAAAGGCCAGAAATGCTGGACACAAGCATCCGCAAGGAGGGATCGCTCTATGCCTGTGGGCCAAATGGCTAGCCCGGTAGGACTTGAACCTACACCTTCCCGTTTTGGAGACGGAAGCTCTGACATTAAGCTACGGACCAATTCAACTTAATAAGGCTTTCCAGGAGATGAAGGGCGGGATCTGGCCTTCTTGGCCTGACTGAGAGCGATCGCAACGGCCTGCTTACGGTCGGTCACCAGGGGACCTTTTTCGGAGCCTGTATGAAGGGATCCCGCCTTAAATTCAGATAGGGTCTTTTCGACCTTCCGCTTAGAGGAAGCGGATGAAGGAGACTTTCGGGGCATATTGGGCCTAACTCGGGGGGTGGTAATCACCCTGGTCTGGACAAGGGTGGCGAAGGCCTCCAACTTGTTCTCGATCACCAGGGCTTCGTAAAGGTCTTCCTCTAGGGCGTTTACGATAGATTCCTCGACATCCTCGGAGAAGGGCCACATGGTTCCATCCAGAAGGACGTGGAGTAGCTCATGGATCGCGCCTCGAACCAGTCCGACTCGGGCGGTGTCGATAACGATGCGAATGGTGGAACTAGTTGTCCATTTGGTGTGGGCATCACAACCCAGAGAATCTGGTAGGGTTTCGAGCTTGATTTCAACTCGGGGATCACGCAGGAGTTTCCTTAGGTGCTTCCGCAGCCGGTGGTGACTCCATCGGCGGCTGGTCTTGTCTGACATCAGGTCCCCAAAGACGGGCGTAGGCGGCGTCTGTGGTTTCTTTCCCACAGACTTCCATCAAGACGGTAAGGCGGGAGGTTCGTTCCTCAGGAGTAAGCGGTGGAGGTGGGCCAAAGGACTCGACAGGGCGGTGAATTGCCTGGAGTTCATCGAGGAGCTTGACGGCCTGGACCCGATATTGCGGGGGTCCCATGGTCGCCATCTCGGAAAGGACCCGAAGCATCTCTTCAACGGGGAGGGTCCCTTCAGATCTGATCGTGGACAGTCCATGGTCCTGGGCGGCTTTCTTTAGCCTTTCTTCCTTAGGGGGTTCCGGCTCAGCCGGAGGGGGTTCTGGTTTAGGATCTCTGGGAATTGGATCCCAAGTGTTATCTATATCAACGTTTTGACTCGAAACGAGTCGGCAGAGATTCGTAATACTATCCAACTGAGTACCCTGGATAGCCTCAGCGAGTTCCGGGGATCTCTTGATGAATAGGGCCTTATATCGACCCACCGAGCGGAAGCCAACCCCAAGGCGCATAGCGATTTGGCGGTCTGAGAGCCCATGGCCAGGTCCCCCATTCGCTGCCTTATATTTCGTCAGGAGCATTTCGAGCAAATGCTGTTGCTGCGAAGGAGTTAGCCGGACTCCAGCCTGCCTGGACATGGTTTTTGTCCGGCCTCTAGATTTGACTTTAGTGGGTGGGTGAATTTTCGCAGGGGTAGGTTCCTCAGTCATAACCTGGCAATCGTACTTTAGTCCGGGGCGCGAGTCAATTAGGGGATTATAGGAAAATATCGCAGAGGGGCTCCACCCTACCCCAAGGCGTCGCCTCACGCGCGCGTGCTCTCACCTAAGCCCATGCCATAGCCTCACCTACACTCTCACCTACACCATCACCCCGAGACCAGCGTGCAAAATACCCCTACTGCAATTGCGCTTTGCCCCATATATATGCACGAGTCCATTGAAAACAAACAACTTAGCGCGGGCATGATACATGCTGGAGTGTTCGATCGTCGCCGCAATAGTGCGAGCGAGAAAAGAGAGTGAAAATCCAATGCGAAGCCCGATCCTTCATCGATCCTTCAGAGCCCATACAGGGGACAAGCGTATCAGCTTGTCAACCTATGGGATAGGCCTGCGCTTTCGCGGTCGCATCCATGTGTTCATCATCCCTTGCCTTATCCGCAAGGGCTTTGGAGATAACTAAGGCCATGATTCACTTCCGCTCAATCGAAACCGCGCAAGCATACGCTTCGCGCTTAGCGCAAATTCATTCCATGCCCTACGCTGTCATTCGGTCTGGATCTTGCTGGGCCGTTATGCTCGCATCATCCACCATGGGACGCCCTGTTACGTTCCGTACTAACAGAAAGGCGGCCTAACCATGTACTCAATCCAAAATTTCAAATCTAAGAAAGCCCTGAAGGAAGCCGTGAAACTTGCGCCCGTTGCGTGCTTTCAACCTGGCCCCTTTGGTCCGAACGTTGCGGATGGAGAGCATACGCTTGAGGGCCCGCATTTTCCTGAGCCCCATAGATTCTACGCTCGCGTGCGCGTTGTCGAGGGCATGATCGTCAAGGTGCTGTCATGATCCCGCGCGTTAAGCTTTGGACGATCAAGCTATCCGATGGACGGCGCTATAACGTCCTAGCGCCTACTAAGCGCCTTGCGATCCTTAACCTTCGCGATCCAGCGCACCCCGGGACATGGGGCGCCATTGATTCAGTTTGGGTCGTAAGGGCTCAACCTGCGACCCTCGCAGGCCTGCCTATGGTATCCCTTGTGGAGACAATCAAATGAAACCCGCCCGTACACAAGATCAACACATCGCGCAAACTGCCGCCTACGATCATGGTTACGAAAACGGCCTTCGCGACCGCTATCTCGGAATCAAATCCGAGTACGCATGGCATTGTGGCAGCGACCAAGCCCCTGATTCCTACGTCGGCGCCTACTCGCAAGGCTATCAGACCGGATGGACACACGGGGGCCTAATCTACTCTACCCCATACAACGGAACCTAAATTGACTCCCAAAGTACCCGGCTCAACCGTTAGCCTACTCTCTGAAACTGAGGCCATGTCATGCATGTCTTGGTCTCTACCCGCCGGACCCACAACGTGCGGAGGCTTTAAGGGAGGGCCGGGTACTATCTGCGGCTCTTGCTATGCTGGCCAAGGCCGTTACGCTATGCCAAACGTCATACGCGCCCAAATGGCGCGTTGGACATGGTGGACCACTACACCCCGAGTTGAGCGTATCTCTACCCTTGTCGGCGCGATCCAATCCGCTTGCCGCAAGGTTCCATTTTTCCGGGTCTTTGATTCTGGGGATTTTGCCACAGTCGAGGATGTCCGCATCTGGTCCGAGATTTGTGCATCTCTCCCCAATGTCTCATTTTGGATTCCAACGCGCGTATGGTGGCGCCCGGAGTATGCATCGGCCCTGAAGGCCTTAGCATCCCTTCCCAACGTTGCCTTACGTCGCTCTGCCCTTAGGGTAGATGAGCCGATCCCGGGGGATAGGGCATTGCCCCTATCGTCGGGCGTCGCGTCAACCGGTCCGGGATGTCCAAAGCAATCCGCCGGATCCTGCGAGGCCGCGAAGTGTAGGGCATGTTGGGATAAGTCCATTTCGCATGTTGACTACCACGTCCACGGGCAAAAAGCCCCGATCAAATGGGCTGTTGTCCTTCAGAGAAGGGAAGCCGCTTAAAATGGTCACCTCACCCTCGATTTGCGGATTTTGCCGCGCCCCTTATCGTAGGTTTCATGGATGCTTGTTCCACTGCGAACCTATGCCTAAGGCCTGGCCGTGGACCGTTCGTGCCGTTGCGGCTATCTGCCATGCGCGCAATGTAGCATTGCGTACATTGCAAAATGCCCCAATCTTAGGCCTTGATGGACACTACGCAGATGAGTGCATTGGACGCGTAAACCGTTGTATGGCATACCTTTCCAAGCGTACCATCCGAAACGGCACGCGCCTTGCGAGAGTCTAACACCATGAACACCCATGAAGTCGAAACCATCATACGCGAGGCCTTAGATAAGGTCACCCCTAGGTGCCCTTCCCCGCAAATCCTATACACTCGCGCCTATAACTACTGCGGGCGTGCAGAGATAGGATATGGGTTCACTCGCGTCAAGCTTTCCAAATCGTGGCTTGGCGCAACTCCTGAAGGGAAGCGTCAAACCCTAATCCATGAGGCTATGCACTTAGCTGACGCATTTCTAAACGGCCAAGCCTCAGGGCATGGGCTCCCATGGCGCGCTCTCATGTACGCTGTCGGCGCCCGCCCCGACGAATGCTCAAGCGATCCCGGAGCCGTTGCGACCGCAAATCAAGCCGCATGGAACCACGCAACCTGGATCCATTGCCCTTGTCGCTCCCATCGCGTTTCTAAACAAATGCGAACCGCCATCTTAAAGCGTCCTGGTTCAAAGCTTTGCGCACGATGCAAGGCACCTTTCTCCATCAATCCATACCTTGAGGTAAAGGCTGCATGAAAACTCGATTCAGCTTCTTTATCGCCCTTTCCACAGGTTTAGGCATTGCCTTATGGCTCGTCCTGGCCTGTCAGTGCTCCCCTAGTCCAACCTGCCCGAATCCCTTCCTTCCCGGCGGGGCATTCGTCGCATGGGACACACTACTCGAATGTGAAGTCCGATGATTCGCTGCACATGTAAACATTGCAAAATCATACGAGGAGTCAAATGACCCACACGCTGAACCACAAGGTTGCCCTCTTAAACGCAAAGCGGGACACCCCAAACCGTTACCAAATCGTCTCGATGTTTACGCGTCGCGCCCATGAGCCCCGTAAGGTGGCCCTTGTCAAGTACATCGGGCGTCAAACCCTGAATGTCTCAGGCTGGCTCACTCCCAAGGAACTTGCCGTTTGGATGGATGGTTGGTTCGATGGTTGGGATACGCATGCCCGTCAGGTTTCCCGTACCCTTTCGTGGAGGTAATCATGGATAAGAAGGTTGAAATCACCCTGTTCGATGGCCATCTCACCCTTGAGTCCGGCCTTGTCACGATCCACATCTACTCTTTCGCGGACATCCACCTCCGCAACGCTGGCGAGACTCAAGAAACCACACTAACTCCCAACGACCTAATCACCTTACTTCGCACGCGGATGACGCCTCCACGCTCAACCCGGGAGGAGGCTATGGACCTTCTTCGCCGAATCGCCGCAAAGGTCAAGGCATGAACAAGGATAATTTCAAGATCACCCGAGATGAAGCCGAGACCGTGATCGTCGCGGATACCCAAGGTGTTGTGGTGTATACAACTAACCCTTCCCATTGGAAGGCCCTTAAGCGAAGGGCTGCGAAACTCGGGGGGAAGGTAGAGGACGTATTCACCATCGGCCGGCGTGAGGTAGCCGGGACCGTCCTTCTCCCCCCTGATTCATTCTCTCTCGCACGCTTTGGCCTCCGTGCTACCCCCCGGGTTAAGCCTAAGCCGTCTACAGACTTAACGGAGTTATAACATGTCGATGAACCCTAAGCCGTGCCCGGGCCTTCGTCCTCCTGGGTCATTCTGCCCCAACATGATGTACCCCAAGACTGTGGGTGGGATCACGATCCAACCCCTGCGGTGCGACTCATGTGAAGAACTTGTTAAATCTTTCCTCGCACTCATGGAGGAGGAAGCCGTTGGCTAAATACCATTCGATCAAGCGCTCGATCATCAGTGCCTTAGCTGTCATGGCCGTCATGGCCGTCATCCTGTTCGGAATCTGGAAGGCAATCAACCTGGAGGCATTTTAACCATGAGACTCTTTGTCGCAAACCATGAAAGCCCTGGTCTGCTTGTTGTTTCCCGCCATCCCCTCAAGCAAAAAGGGACTGGATTCATCCTATTCGAGGACCAGCCAGAAGGCGCCGCTTCAGTCCACCAGGATACTAAGCTAGCCCCCAGCGAGGGCGCGATCCTCGATGTCCGCCGCTTCCCGCGTAAGGGCTACATGCGCGTTGAGTTTACCGGTTGCGAGGGGGGCACGAGAAAGATCCTTGGGGTCCTTCCGCGCTCAACCGGTGAGGAGCGTTGGGTCATTTACGCCAAGGTCCTCAAGCGTGAGATGGCTCCGCGCGCTGTGACCTTCTAATGAAATACCTACTCAAATGGATGGTAACCTTCCTCGCCTTTACCCTCGTTGGGTACTTGGCGGGGAAGGCCTTCGTCCGAACGGTGGAGGCCTGTCCCCTGGATGGCCCTCCTTGTGCTGAAACCACCCCGCCAGCGCAAGAAAACGACCCCCCTGACACCCTCACCCATATCACCATATGGCCCCCCGAAGTTGAGGGTCTAGAATCGCCGTTTTTCGATGAAAGAGTAGAGGCCTGGCTCCTCGTTGGTTCGGGGGTGCTCCATTGGTTCGATCGGTGGCCTTTGGCACTCTCCCTCCCTCCGGGTGAATACACCCTAATCATCAAACGGGAAGCCGGATCGGTTCAGGTCATCCCCCTCCGGGTTGGGCCCTTGCCGATCCCTCAGTTTGCATTTCGATGATGCTCTCTTTCTCTCCTTCCCCCATTCAACGGGGGGATTCTTATCCCCCCTATGTAATAGGGGGAGAATAAATCCACCTATAAACCCTATTGAAATATAAGGGTTTGCAGGGGCGGGGTCGCTTGACATTATTGTTTTCGCTGCGGCCCCGCTTAATCCTTTTTTGAAACCACCACCCAAAAGGGGTGTCTCAAGGGTACCTTAAGTCACTAAAAGGAGAACGTCATGTGGTCCCCAAATGAGGTCATTGCTGTCGCCGACTCACTCGCTACGAGCCTAGCTCCGGCGCTTTCTTCCACCTATGCTGCGGCTGTTACTCGCACGATAGTTTGTGCTAAGTGGCTTATTGGCAGCGGGTTGACCCTTGTTGCCCTTTCTTTAGCTGCCTTTATCGCAGCTTATATTCGGCGGAGAACGACTGACTGTTGGCTTGTCTTCGGAGTCTTCGGAGTGAGCTTTGCTGTGATCGGGAGCTTGTTGACTATCAACGGAATAGTGGATTTGCAAAGCACAGACTACATTGCCGCAAAGAAACTCCTGGGCCTGGTATTCAAGGGTTCCTCAGACTAATGAAACTCTACACCCTGTCAGAGACCGCCGACCTTCCAGTCCCACCTTGGGTGCTCCCGGGTTGGTTTAGGGAGCGGACCCTGACTATGCTCTCTGCCCCTGGTGGAGTAGGCAAGTCGAACTTCGCTCAAGCCATGGCCCTCTCTGCCGCTGCGGGTCGCGCCTTCCTCCATGAGGACGCACCTATCCGCCCCATGAGGGTGGTTTACCTTGGGGTGGATGCCGCAGCATGGGACTATGCCCACGCTGCGCGTCGGATCACTGCCGGGTTAGGCCTTAGTTACGATGATCTAGACCCGGAGAGGGATGATTTCGCGGGAGGCATCTGGTATAGGTTCGATCCCCTTCTCCTGGAGGATGGGCACTTCGATGAGATTATGAACACCACTGCCTTCCCTTCAGGGGCACTGGCCGATCTCGTTGTGGTTGACTGCCTTAGGTCCATCCATGACCATGATGAGAACAAGGCGGAACTCATGGCGCCTGTAATGAGGTTCTTTCGTAAGTGGGCTGAACGGAATTGCGCCATCGTCTTGATCCACCATTCAAAGAAGCCAGGGGAGTTTACGTCCTCCGTAGGGTGGGACTCAGCCCGAGGTTCCGGGGCCATCCATAACTCGGTTGATTCTCATATCGTCCTTGAGCCGGCGAAGGTGAAGCTTCCCCACCCTGGGAAGAAGATCATCACGGCACATTGGGCAAAGGGACGTGGCGGGGATGATACCTCAGGCCTACGTTATCGCATGACCTGGGATCAAACTCAAATGACTTTCACTAGGGTAGTAAGGGGGCGGCCGATCAAGCGAAAGCCCCCAAAGGATGAGAATCGCCACTATCCTCCGCGAAGAAATATGAATCCTTCTGAGGAATAGGTTATCTACACATTACCTGGGGAGTAGGGTAATTGGCTAACCCCCTTGCTTTGGAAGCAAGCCGATCCGGGTTCGAGTCCCGGCTCCCCAACCACCTAGGAGATTGGGCATGTTTGATGTAGATGTAAACATTAAGACGTGGCTGCCGACAGCTGCTATCGAGCCTGCGGCTATGCAGCAGATCCAGAACATTGCGTCCATGCCCTTCCTCTTTAAGCACGTCGCGGTCATGCCCGATTGCCATTTGGGCAAGGGCGCCACGGTCGGAACGGTTATCGCAACCAAGGGGGCGATCATCCCTGCGGCCGTTGGGGTTGATATTGGGTGTGGGATGGTGGCCGTTCGAACGTGTTTCAACGCGAGTCAACTCCCCGATAACTTGAATGCGCTTCGCCTTGGGATCGAGCGAAGGATCCCCTTGGGTGCTGGTGGGCGAAATAAGAATTCGCGTGCCACCGCGACCATGACCTGCCGGATCAACGAGCTGGATATGATTGGCTATGGGAAGGACTATCCTGATTACACTAAGTTCGCAAACTGGCCTGTCCAACTCGGTTCCCTGGGTTCGGGAAACCACTTCATTGAAGTATGTTTGGACGAGGCGGATCGTGTATGGATCGTCCTCCACTCAGGATCCAGAGGAGTAGGTAATCGAATCGCTGATTCGCATATCAAAGCGGCACAACATCTAATGGGTGAGTTCTTTATCTCCCTTCCTGACAGGGACTTAGCCTATCTCCCCGAGGATCGCCCTGAATTCAAGGCATATATCCGCGATCTCCTTTGGGCACAAGAGTTTGCACGCCTCAACCGAGACGAGATGATGGATAGGGTCCTGACTGAGTTCTCCTATACCATTTGTGGTGAGGATGGACACCAAGCTGAGATGGAGATCGAGCGCATTAACTGCCACCATAACTTCACCCAGATGGAGCACCACTTCGGGCATAACGTGTGGGTGACCCGGAAGGGTGCGATCCAAATGCAGGAGGGCCAGAAGGGCGTGATCCCGGGGTCGATGGGTTCGAGAACGTACATCGTCTCAGGCCTTGGGAATAGAGATGCCTTCGAATCCGCGCCCCACGGGGCAGGACGTCGGTTCTCCCGGACTGAAGCTAGGCGCCGGTTCACTATGGCTGACTTTGAGACAGCCATGAAGGGGATCGAGTGCCGGCATGACGATGCCCTGATCGATGAACTCCCCGGGGCATACAAGGATATCGATGAGGTCATGGCGCACTCGAAGGAGCTAGCGACCATTGACCATACGCTTCGCCAAATTGTGAATGTGAAGGGGAATTAATGCGACTCTGTGAAAAGCTCCACGCCGCCTCGGTTCGCGAAGCCCAACGGAACCCATCCTATCGTGATGGGTATCGGGGTGGAAGGATCGCGAGGAAGTGGCGTCGAGCCCATCGCCTCTCCCCGGGTTTAGTCCAATCCTCGCCAAAGTGTAAAGGGTGCGGAATGACCCGGGAGAACATTCTTCTACATCCATGGTTTAAGCTTGGGAGTCTTAATGAAGTCTAAGGGAAAGATTTCGCTCGGGGTGTGGCTGGGTGCCGATCTTGCGGAAACACAACTATCGGCCAGCCAGGAACCAGCGCAAGCGGCCGAGCCCCCGGGCGATCTTATGCTGAACCTGCCGCCCACCGAGGCCGATAAGGCTGGGCTTGACGCTTGGTCGGAAGGCTATGCCAAGGGAGCCCGCGAGGCCAAGCGCGAGGCGGTGGGGATCATTGACGCAATAATCCAGGCATGAGCATCGACAAGCAAGCCGCCCGGGACCTGGCCATCGCGCGACGGTGCTTTTCATACGGCATGCACCACGGCGGCGAGCGAGTGACTAACGAATGCCTGATGGCGCTAGTCGCCGCGGTCGATGCTTCGCTCGGGGGTGTAGGCCCCGAGCACTTGCACTATTGCTCGCGTTGCCGCCGTATCGGACGCAAGGAAGGCGCCAGCGATGCCAAGCGCGAGGCTGTGCGGATCTTGAAGGGCGTGCAGATGCTTACAGTTAATGGCGGGCCATGCTGGTGCGGTCGAATGCAAGAACAATCCCGCTGGCCGCATGCTCCACGTCCGTACCATACCGCAACCTGCAAAGCCGCCCGCGCCTACATCGCCGCCGCCGAAGCGGATGCAGCGGAGGAGGGGGAGTGATGGATAACTTTCCGCGGCAAGGCTGCGAGCATCCAACTGTGACTGTTACCGTGGTGATTCCGAGCATGGTGCGTTTCGTCCCTTCGATCGGCGAGTTTGATATGCCAGCCAGGCCGGAGCGCGTGGTGCATTGTAATCACTGCTGGGCGCGATGGGAGATCCAGCCATGACCACCGACAGCGCGCGGGAGGCGTGGATTGAGCGGCTTGCGGCTGCCATCCGCGCCGAGTGGGACTCGCAGACATACCCGGCATACGCCTTCCTTTCTGGTCCGCTATCCGACCAGCAGAAGTACGGGTTGAGCAAGCTGGCCGCCCGCATCGCCGCCGACTTCGCGGAGCGGCTGGCGATGGCTGAACGCGCGACGGGCCATCCCTGTGATCGCCCAGATGGCTGCATTGGCACCTACCCGCTCCCCTGGGCCGAGGCGATGAAGAAGGACAGGGAATGAAAACTAATATCTCTGCGATCCAAACCTACCTTGAATGTCCGAGGATGTGGTATCACAAATACATCCTCAAGCGTGGGATCGAGACAGATTCGGAAGCCCTTAGGCTTGGAACAACTTGGCACCAGATCTGCGCCTCAGAACGAGACATTGAACTTTCAGACCCCGAGTGGATGCACGCCGCCCTGACAGGGTTTGACCTATGGAAGGAAGACCATCCTGAGGTTAAGTTCCTTGGCGTTGAAGTTGAAATGTCGTGTCAGCTTGGGGCGCATACCCTGATCGGGCGCCTTGATTCTTTGATTGAATGGAATGGGAAGCTCTGGCATGGGCAACATAAGACCACTGCGGCTACGACAAACATCCCTATCTTTTCGAAGCTAATCTCTCGATCCTTTCACGAACATGGTTACCGAAAGATGGTTGAGGATAAATATGGAAAGCCCTATGGGGGGACTATCCTCTTTATCGCAAAGAAACTGACAGACAAGGCCCTCTCCGAAGGTAAGTCACCCTTCTCTGTTGAGTATCTCCCAATCCACGGGGATCTTATGGATGACCTTTTGGTTATCATTAGCAATATGTATCGGGCAAATCTCCAGGGTGAGTACCCACAAAACCCCGATTCATGTGGTGGACGATTTAAGAACCACCTTTGCGATTACATCGATGTGTGTGAAGGGAAGATGAAGATTGAGGAGATGGGATCCATCGATCCGCTTAAGGGGTATAAGCTCCTATGAAAGATTACTTTGGTCGCGAAATTAATCGCGGAGATAGGGTGGTATATCCAGGACGTCGATCTAGTTCGCTTTGGATGAACGATGGTACAGTAATCGCTTGCGACCCTAAATTGGTGGTAGAAAAAGTATTACGAAATTGGAGGGGTGAAGAAGTCGGGCGAAAACAAGTTACTTTGTGGGGATCATCCCGGGTTGTAATTGTTGCATTTGATGGGGAACCTCTATGATCTACCTCATTGGCTCCCTTCGAAATCCTCAAGTCCCCGTCCTAGCTGCTCAATTACGCGAAGCTGGGTATGAAATCTTCGACGATTGGTACGCCGCAGGAGAACATGCCGACGATGAATGGCAAGCTTACGAAACACAGCGAGGTACACCTTACGATAGGGCGCTCAAGGGGTACGCCGCGCAGCATGTGTATCGCTTCGATTTCGCGCACTTGGCCCGAGCAAGGGCCGGAGTCCTTTTACTTCCCGCAGGAAAGAGTGGGCATCTGGAGCTTGGTTGGCTATTGGGTCAAGGTAAGGCGGGCTACGTTTTATTCCCGGGAGTCTGGCCCGAGCGCTGGGATGTGATGTATAACTTCGCGACAGGTGTGTTCAAGGACACAAATGCACTCTTCGCTGAGCTAGCTAGATGAATGATGTCTGGCGCATCCTCCCCCTTCCACAAGGAACTTATCGCTATGTCTTCGCAAAGGCTGGCGGCATGGTTGATGGAACCTGGGTCAGTGGCCCTGAGGCACTTGGGGCGTTTGCCCAACGGTACGCTAAAGCGAATTGCTACATCACCCTTAACCCCGTTTCGCGTGCGGATCGCACTCGCCCATCTTCGAACGATGTTTCCCACGTCCAAGCTATTCTCGTAGACATAGACCCCATCGAGCCATCGGCCCAACCCGGGGAGGCGCTATGGGAGGCGCGAGATATGCTTGAATCCATGGAGGTCGATCCCTGGTCTATGACTGTAGTGGACTCAGGGCGGGGTATCCAATGCTGGATCCGATTCAAGCCCCTGACAGTGGATAAGCAACTAGCGCGGACGGTGAAGAACTTCGTGAATACCCTAAGCGCTGAGTTTGGGACTAGGTATGGCTGCGTTATTGACTCTTCTTGTTCGGATCTTGCGCGCCTTGCGCGTCTTCCCGGAACCATGAATCAAAAGACAGGAAGGGAAGCGCGCCTAGTAGTGGAAGGGGACGTCCAATCTGCGGCGTTCCTTTTCCACCACCAGGAAGATGGCCCGATCGTGTGGGAGGTACCCATCCCCGGGTTGCGCACCACCTGGCCGCAAGCTGCGATGTTCCTTACGCTTACGGGGAGGGAGTTCATTCAATTCGGAGTGGAACAAACTCGCCGGCATAAGTGTTGTTATGCTGCATCCAAGTCCTTACTTGAGGCTGGGGTTCCTGAGGCAATTGCGACGGAATGGCTCCTCAAGGGAGCTGAGCGTTGTGACCCACCGCTTGAGTCTGGAGAAGTGCTTCGGATTGTGAAGAGAGTTTATGCTAAAGCATGAGACGGGCGAGCAAGGATACCTTTGTGCAGACTGCGGAGCGCAGCTTGCCGCTGGAGTGGGCCCCCTCATTAAGCCTTGGGGACTTGAAACTCCACTTCAAATGATATGGGCTACACATAAGGGGGGCTTTCGTCCGATGTGTACGGTGTGTTTGATGCTTCTCGCGTTTGGGAAGATAACTTGTAAGGATCTTTAGTGAATGAACTCTTTGTCAATTCGGCGCAACTCAAGGCAGCGCTTGCGGCAAATCCTCTTCTCGCTTCCGCTAGTCCGACGTATGGTCTTACGGCGTCATGCTTCCCGGCTCCGGGAAGTTTCTGGGCTGGTGATCCAGGAAGTATCTTTACCTTACCGCGCGGAGGATCTCCTGGACAGTGTGTCGGGTGCGGTGCCCCGGGATTCGTCGGAGGAGTCTGCGAATACTGTGGTGGAAAGAATATCCAATGACTGAATGGGAAAGTTTAGTAGAGCGCGCAGCTACCGTGCTGCGACCATTGGGACTTGGGTTATTTTCTGAGTTAACAACCCGCAATACGCCTGGCGGATGTATTGTAAGTGTAACTCGTTATTATCTGGCTAAGTTGTCGCCAGTAGAGCGGGAAGGGAGTTAAGTCATGAGTTGGGAAAATGGAAAGTGGATCTCGTATGGGGTTAGCGACCTCGTGGGGAAGACCCTAACGAATATCGAGCAAAAGGAAGATGAGGAACTTATCTTCACGTTGGAGGATGGAACGCAGTTTAAGCTCTATCACGATCAGAGTTGCTGCGAGCATGTCTACCTTGCTGATGTAACTGGAGAGTTTGCGGACCTGATTGGATCCCCCATTACTATGGCTGAGGAAGTTGAGAGTAAGCAAGAGTCTCATAAAACTGACTACGGCGACTCAGAAACTTGGACCTTTTATAAGTTTGCCACAGTCAAAGGGTATGTAACTCTCCGATGGATTGGGTCGTCAAATGGGTATTACTCGGAGAGTGTTGACTTCGAAAAGGTGACGAATTGAGAATTCTTGATGGGGCGCAGAAGGCTCCTGAGCGTATCCTTATCTATGGCTCGCCTAAGAGTGCGAAGACCCGACTCGCTACGGCCCTCCCATGGGGGGAGTTCTGGGGCGAGAAGGCAGTCTATGTTGCGGCCGACCCAGGTGCAGCTTCCCTCCGATCGGTCCTCCTCCCTGACCGTGCGCACTTGATTCCGGTAGAGCCCAAGCCGGAGGTCGGCCGCAAGTATGATCCACTCCATGAGGCAGTGGAGATTGCGACCCATGACTGGAAGGATGCGGGGACTATTATCTGGGATACTCTCACGGCAACTGCCGAAGATGTCCTGGCTGCATATGCTCGGTTAGGGAATTATGCCAAGGATCAGATTACCTATGGTAAGCCCGGAACCGCATCCTTCCATGCCCATCCTACGATGGGTGACTATGGGGCAGCGCAGAACTCGGTGTGTGAGCACCTGCTTGGACTTCTCTTTGAGCAACCCAAGCACCTGATTATCTTGACCCATGAACTTTGGGTGGAACCGAAGAACGCCCAAGAATGTATTGGTGGTCCCGCAACCGTTGGGTCGGCCACTGCGAAAACCCTTCCCGGTCGGTTCGATACCGTGATTCGCTGTGAGGCGAAGAAGCGGGGAGAGCCGGGCAAGCCGAAGGTTACTGAGTTCATCGCCCATACCAATCCCCACGGTCCTTGGATCTGTGGTGTGCGGAACCCGGGGGTGAACCTGCCTGATGTGGTCCTTGGTGAGGATCCAAGGCATTTCTGGGGTGAGTACGCAAAACTCATTGGAGGTAAATAATGTACGATGTCGATGATCCTTATGCTTTCGGCGAAGATTCGCGTAAGGAATATGAGCAAGCCGGGTCGAATCTCTTGATCGAGCCTGACTCGGCGCGAACGATCAATGGTAAGAAGTTCCAGGGCGTCCAGTGGCCGGAGCTTTGTCAGGTGAAGGAGATCGAGTTCAAGGAGCCGGGGCTTGAGAACCCCGAGACGCCGGGGGACACGACTTTCCTGATTCAGCTTACCCTTGAGGTTGCCCCCGAGTCTGAGGTTGCTGATGGTGAGCCTTCACCAAACCCTGGGAAGCGGGTTTATGCCCGGATGCGGTATAACCTGAGCGCCTTCAAGCGGGCGAAGACGAACAATACCGGGTTCCAGAAGGGTCAGGCAGCTATGACCCAAATGTCCAACGCCATGATGAAGGAGTTCCTTGGGGCTCTCGGCATGGAGACGGACCTTGGCCTCACCCCCCGAGTTGTTGTTTTTGATTATCGCGAGCAGATCGTGGGCCAGAAGGTGTATGCGAAGATCAAGCAGGGCACCTCGAAGGGCCAGGATCGGAAGCAGACTGACGTTGTGGGATTCATTCCGCAGGAGGTTTAGATGAGGACGTTTGACGATGTGATTCACGCATTCACCTATCATCCTCCGACTGGCGACCAACCATTGTTCTATGAAGGCATTCGGGAGCGCGCGAAGACTTTGGCTCTTTTCGTGTTCGACTTCCTCCCGGAAACTCCTGAGCGAACCATCGCTCTTCGCAAGATTCAGGATGCAGTTATGGCTGCAAACCTTGCGTGTGCCCTTCATGGGATGACTACCAATGTTACCAGTGAATAGTTGGGTTATCTGAAGTGGATCCAAGCGGCGGCTGAAATACGCCGCCGCAAAGGAGGCCTGGTGGAAGTCCGTAAGTTCGAGACAGGTTCCCAACGAGACATTCGTGACGGGAAGGGGAGGTTCGATCTCCTCCCCCCTGAGGCACTTTTTGCCCTCGCCAAGCATTTCGAACAGGGGGCAAGGAAGTATGAGGACCGCAATTGGGAGAAGGGTCAGGATCTTGGTACTTACTGCGATTCTGGCCTACGCCACCTGGTTAGCTTCATGGCCGGTCAAGTGGATGAAGATCACCTGGTTGCGGCGGCCTGGAATCTGGTCGCTGCGATTACTACGCGGGCTCGCATTCAAGCTGGGATTCTCCCATCGACCTTAGATAATATGCCCCCACAGCACCTTAGGACACCCAATGCAATGCTCGAATCGGGACGGGAAAGGCCGGCAGTGTAGGCATGAGGCGGGTGACTTTAAGACTTGTGAAAGATGCAGAACCCGGGGGCGCACAAACAGAAAGAGGCAGAGACTTGACCCTGAGATCGCGGCGTTCGAACAGCTTATCAATAAGCATGGCTTCCGAGCGGATCATCCAAAGGCTCGTGAATTGGCTAAGTGGATCGCAGACCCCCTCCAAGCGTGCGGCATCTGCGGGGTCACGAACCGCTTCCTCAAAACGCTCCAGCGGACGAACGGCCCCTTCCCGTATTTCGGGGATGCCACTCACTGGAGAAGGTTACAACCAGATCACATCGACCCCAAAGAAAAAGGCTCCCCGCACGCGAAGCTCCGGCCGCTCTGCCAAGGGTGCAACGGGATCCGGGGGGCAGGGCGCTTCTCGGACGAAGAAGTCTTGATCCGCATTCGACGGGAATGGACTAAGATCCTCCCTGAGAAGCATTTAAGGTGGCTTAAGTGATCCAGACTAGAATCTTGTGTGACAAGTGCGATAAGGTACTTTTATCTACTGATGTTGTCCAACTTACCTTAATGGAGGGGGGCTACGCACAAACGCATTTACGCACTCCAAGCATTAAGAAGTTCTTTGTATGTGAGACTTGTGTAGAAGCAGCAGGTTTCTCGGCAGCGCGCTCGCCGCTTCGCGCACATGATCCAGATTACGTTTTCCCCGAGTCCATGCCGCGTATATTCCAGGTACGGACATGATCGAAGCATCAGGCGACCCTACTCTCCCCATCTTCGTCTGCGGCGATGCCCCATCGCGGGAAGATCTCAAGCAAGGTATTCCTTTTGTAGGTCCTAGGGGTCGGATTTTCTGGAGCGTTGCACGAGAGGCCGGCCTGAGTCGCAGCCTTTGCTGCGTAACGAATGTGGTCCAGAGTCCTCCGTTGGGCGCATCCGGTGCTCCGACCCAATCTCAAATCGTGGAGGAATGGGATCGTCTCGATGATGAGATGAGACAATCAGATGCAGAGATCATGGTTCTCGTAGGAGGGGTAGCCCTCAAGCGCGTGACCGGCCTCTCGAACATCACGAACATGCGGGGGTATTGTCTCACCCCGGCGGATTGCGTACCTATCCGGCGCAAGGTGCGCGTCCAGATTGGGGAGTACAAGACGACAAAAAAGTGTGCTGCGTGTGGCGGCGCGAGAGTACTTCCCAAACTGCTTCATGGAGAGCGTGGTGATGTTTTACTCAACTTTAAGTGCAGGAAGTGTGAAGGTGCGGGTATCCTTTACACTAAGGGTGACCCGCGCTTTGCCATGAAGCTCATGGCTATCTCCCCTGTCCTCCCACCCAAGGTCAAATGGATTATCCCGGTGCTCGATCCGGCGGGCATCATGCGGATGCAATTTAAGACCATCCCAGCCCTGAAGGCTGACCTCCTCCGGGTTGGACGCCTTTATCGAAAGGAGTCCGAGCCTAAGGGACCAGATGATATCCCGGTCTCCGCGATCATCCTTCCCGAAGCCACGGCGGTAGACATTGAAACCCCAATGCCCCCTAATGATTGGGTGGTTGAGCGCATTGGGACTTCATCGAAATATGGGGCGGATACTTATGGGACTCCGAATAGTGTGGAGACCATTCAGGTCCGCCTCCAGAAAATGGCCCAGGATCCTGAGGCTACTCTAATCATCCACAACGCGCAGTTTGACTTGCCGCGCTTGGGGATCCTTGATCCAAAGGCTAAGGTCTTCGACACCATGATGGGCGCCCAGCTTCTCAATCCAGACCTCCCGAAGGGGTTGGAAAGGGCAGCGACCATGCACCTAGACGTCCGCCCGTGGAAGCACCTCGACCTCGATCGCCCCGACGTGTATAACCGGATGGACGCTTGGGCAGCTTATGAACTCGCCCAAAAGCAATATGTCCTTCTCAAAAAGAGTGGCCAGCTTCCAGTGTTTGAGACCATGATGCGCGGTCTCCCCGTCCTGATGAATATCTCCCTGCGGGGGATCAAACTCGGGGTGGAGGAAGCTGCTACCTGGACCGTGATTCTTACGGAGAATCTCAGACAGGCCATGCAAAACTGGCCCCCGCACATTAACTCTGCATCTCCAACGCAAATCAAGACTTATCTCTACGAAGACCTTAAGCTGCCTAAGCAGTATGGAAAGGACGATCGCCTCACGACGGATGACATGGCAATCACGGCTCTCCTTGAGGATCCTCGCGCTTTTGCGCTATGTGACAGGCATGAGGAAGCGCGGAGAAGCTTGGCTGCCCTTCGGCAGATTCGGGAGTGTTCTAAGTCCCTGGCTACCTACGCGAACGTCGAGGCGGGGCCCGATGGCCGGGTCCATCCACAGTATCTAACCTCGGACAAGGATGAGGCTGGGGCGACCTACACCCAAAAGGGGCAAGGCGCTGGGACCGGCCGAGTCCAAAGCCGAAATCCAAATACCATGAACCAATCGGACGATGCGCGGATGATCTACGTCCCGTCCTATCCTGATTGGTGCATGGCGTATGTTGACTGGAATAGCGCGGAGGCGCGCGTCGAGGCCTCGCTCTCAGGGGATGAGGCCCTTATGGAAGCTATAAATGGGGACCTCCACGAAGTGGTACGTTCTGCCCTCGGGATTGATCGTACCCGGGCTAAGAACGTATATTATGGTACTGGTCGCGGGGCGGGTCCGAAGAAGCTGGCTCGCGTTTTGTCAATGGCTGGCTTTGACGTGTCTGTGGCTGAGTGTGAGGCTATGCAACGACGGCTCTTCTCTCTCTTCCCAAAGTGGACTGCGTGGAGGAACGGTGTGGTCGCCGAAGCTCGCGCAAAGAGCTACACGACGAACCCGTTTGGTCGGCGGCGCTACTTCTACCACTCCTCTGCCGCCCCCGCAATGATTGGGTTTATCCCCCAATCGACCGTGGCAGATATGCTGTGGGCGATCCTCCCGGACGTTGGCCCCTGGCTCCTCACGCCCGTCCACGATGCCGTCCTGATTGAAGCCCATAAGGACGAGATTGAGGGCGTGGTGGCGAAGGTTAAGGCAACCATGGAGCGTGAGTGGCCATCCATCACCCCCGGGTTTAGCGTCCCGGTTACTTCGAAAATTGGAGAACCTGGCGCTGCGTGGGGTACTCTAAACTAATATGCAAGTCCTAGTCCCTTTATACGCTCGCGACCGCTGGTACAAGCCTTCCCGGATTGTCGCCTTCGTTCCGGTGGAGGTCCTGCGGAGAAATCCGTTCGCCTCAGACAATAATATGTATGACTCTTCGATCTATGAGGTCGCAGCATACTGCTCGAAGGAAGTCCGCGAAAAGCTTGCTTACATTGGTATCCATATTGAAGGCCCTATTCTTCCTAACCCGGTTCCATCGCATAAGTGGGATTCCCCATCTGATATCATGTGGGTCCCAGGATACAACGCACCTGGAGTAAAGACGGAATTTTGCCCTGGACAAAAGAGCAACGAAAAGTCTGGCTTAAGACTGATGCGGGGCGTGCATATCGCACAAAAGCTGCTTTGGCACGCATACGCCGGCACCAAGAGTTTGTTAGAAAAATTAAGATTGAACGTGGTTGTGTTGATTGTGGGTATAATGCACACCACATCGCTTTGGATTTTGACCACAAAGATCCAACTGAAAAAAGGTTTAGCATTTCTCAGAAAATGCAAAAATCTAAAGCGCAACTACTAATTGAGATTGATAAGTGTGTAGTTCGATGTGCTAACTGCCACCGAATTAAAACCTGGGAAAGCCATGAACACAATTCCATCATATCCGAAGATTTTTAACCTGGGACACCCTCAGATCAAGGATCTATTCTCTGGCCCTGTTACTATCCAAGAGAAGGTCGATGGCTCTCAATTCTCTTTTATGCGGGATGCGACAGGCCAGATCCATTGCCGCTCCAAGAGTGCGGTTGTTAACATCGCGGCTCCAGGAATGTTTGCGGCGGCTGTTGACACGGTTCTCCAAGTAGCTGATAGGCTCATCCCGGGGGTGGTGTACCGAGGCGAGTACCTCTCGAAGCCGAAGCATAACACCCTGGTTTACGAGCGTGTCCCTAAGGGGAACATCATTCTCTTTGATGTGGTCTCGCTCCATGAGATCTACATGAACCTTCGGGATGAGGCCAAGCGCCTGGACCTGGAGTGCGTCCCCGAGATTGGCACCTTCGATTCAGTCACCCTTGAGGAGCTTGATGCCATCCTTACTCGACAGAGCGTCTTGGGTGGGGTCAAGATCGAGGGGGTCGTAATTAAGAACTATGGGAAGTTTGGGGAGGATGGCAAGGCCCTGATGGGCAAGCACGTCTCCCCAGCGTTCAAGGAGAAGCACTCGAAGGATTGGAAGGAGCGGAACCCATCCCAGACTGCCGTTGTTGAAAATATCGGGGCGCTCTTTTGCACGCCTGCTCGGTGGGAAAAGGCGGTTCAGAGGCTCCGGGATGAGGGCCGGCTGGAGAACGCTCCGCAGGATATCGGCCCACTCCTTGGTATCGTCAAGGAAGATGTACTAACCGAATGTGAAGTAGAGATTAAGGAAGCCCTGTGGACCTGGGCAAAGACCAAGGTTGCCCGAGGCGCTGCTCAAGGTTTTGCCGAATGGTATAAGGAGCGTTTGCTCATATCTCAATTTGCCCGGGTATTGGATACTGTGCTGACCGAGGGGGGCCATCCTGATATGGTTATCCCTAACGCCACGATTGATTGCATTGAAAAGCTTGCGAATCCTGAAGGAGGAACTCCATGCGCGTAACCCTGACTGGCGCTGTCGATGTCTTTGTATTCACTGGCGACACGCTCTATGAACTTGGGCCTGGTGGAATTAAGGCCAAGGCCGTGAGTGGCCCCTTTGGAAAGGGTGCTGCACCTAAGGGATCCTATCGAATCGGTCCGGCTATGGCGATCGACGCAAATGTTGAATCTAACAAGGGATTCGTAGATCCTAAGGGAAACGCTTGGTTTGCGCCCCTTCACCCCGAGTTCGATTCTGACCGGACGGGCCTTGGGATTCACCCCGATGGAAATGTCCCCGGAACCTTGGGATGCATTGGGATCCAGCTTGAGGATACTACCCTTATCAAGGACGCCCTAAAGCGTGGTGGCCTTCTCTACGTCGTCTAATGGCAAAGATCCTTCGATCCCTTGAGAATACAGATTTCGACCGAATCGCTAATGGGTGGGTACTCCCTCAGGTCGATGCAATCATCGTCTCCCAATCTGAGGGGAATATGGTCCGGCCATCGGCGCTCGCCCTCGCCCGGCCAGAAGTCGAACTAATCCGGTACTACAACGTCCTGACGAAGCCCTTGGACACATGGCACTCGCCATGGGCAGAGTTTGTTCGACGGTACATTCCTGCGGTTCCCAACGTCCGTTTTCCATGGTTCGGGAATCCAGAAATCTGGGATTGGAGTCGAATCGGTGAGGATCTCCAACTTCAGATCCTAGAGTGGATGCTGGGTTGCGGCTTCCCTGCCCGCCGGTTCTTCCTAGACCATCATTGGCGGCGCCCTGCGGATTGGATGTTCGATGCTCCGGTTCAACTCGATGGGGATGCTTGGGAGCGG